GATTCGTATTCTATATTCATTGACATCTCATTAAACTCATTTGCCGAATAACCAGCATCACCGTGCTGCCAACTTGTTATTTTTGGATTGATTAGTTTATAACTTAAAAAACGTCTTCGACTCATAGTAAATATGGTAATAGAGTCAAAGAAGTCTACTGTTTTTCCTTGTCTGTCTAGGCTGTATCTAAAACCTTCAAATGCTGTTCCTGATGCCTGTAGGTTAGTTTTTGAAAATGCAGCTTCTGGATTATGTCGATCCTGTACATATGATCCCATATACAATGCCCATAACGCATTTATAACGCCAGCGGTATCGTCATGAAATTTCATGCTGATGCCTTCATAACTGAAGTTTTTATAAATTATGTGTTTTCTATTGTATTGATTTTTAGTGACTGTTTCAAATTTATACTTGGGTAGATCTGTACTTTTTATCAAATAGCCAATTTCATCAGCATGAGTGTTTGTAAATGTTGCAGATGTTAACACGCTCTTGTTAATTTCAAATTTCACATAGAACATGAACTTGCTACGAGGCATCATCCTGTAGCCGTTTTCTACAAACAATCTGCTAGCATGGCGCCAGCTGGCTAGGCCACCTTTAGGTGTTAGTAGGCCGTCTCCGACACCACCAAGAAATCTTGTGAATACATTTGACATACAATTATTTAGTCGTAAAAAAACCTGGAGTTTAATCCAGGTTTTTTAATAGTTAAAACTATTAACCGCGACCAGTTACTGATTCGCCAATAGTTCTTCCAACCAGTGCTCCGATACCACGCTCTGGGCCTGTACCGTTTGCACCTGCAAACTGAACAGCATTATCACACTTGATGGTTAGTGCTATAGACATTGGTTCGTTTGTTCCGTAGTTAGCTTCACCGTAGTTTACTTCAGAAACAAAACAACCATAAATTTCCCATTTTTCAAGGATGTTTGGTTCCAATGTTCCGTTGCCACCATCTAACATTTCGATGTTCATTTGGAATTTATAATCAATACCAGAACGTGCAGAAGCCTGTTCCATGAAATCGTATTGTTTCTGGATCTGTTGTCCAACAATCTTTTGCACCTGTCCGTTAGCATCATCACGAAGATTCAATGTAAAATCGCCCCACGATGGTTTACCAGCAAGTTTGACCTTTGAGTTGTAGATCTCAATTGTCATTTCTTCAAAAGTTACTGTTGGTCTAGTAACGTCAGAAACTTGTTTTGTTAATTCTGTACTAGCTTCAACACCAAAACCTAGCAATAGCACCCTAAAGCGATATTTTAGTTTTGGCATCAGCAGCGCAGTGCCGCTGTTGCCGTTTGAAGTAGGAACCGAAATTCTATTTAAGGAAGTTAGTGCCATTTTTAAATTTCTCCTGTATTCTTAATACGCAATGGAATGTAAATAAATTCTACCGCTTTTACTGGCTCAATAGCAATATCTACCCATAGCTCGTTGCGATCGACTCTTGCATTTGTGTTATTAGACTCGTCGCAAACTACTGCGAAGTCATATAGAGCACGTAAGCCTACCAACTCGATCAATAGACTCTCAACAGCGCCTTTAATCTCGTCTCGTGTAATCTTGTCATTTGGTTCAAAGATATAAGGACGAGCAAGTTTAGTCAACTGACTACGTAGATATACTGTTAAACGTGCTACGTTAATACGATCTAATGCTGATGCATTTCTTGCACGAGTCTTTTGACCGTACGCAACTAGACCAACTCCAACAAAGAATGGAATTGGATTAACTTTTAGATCATACAATGTATCGCGTTGACCTTCGTTCAATGCCACTGACTGGAATTCACCAGTTGCTGCATCAATGTAGCCAACGCCTGTTGCATTGGTAATACCACCACGTCTTGTACCTGCTGGTGCAAACCATGGATAGCTAACTTGGTCGCTTAGAGCGATTGTACGCAACATCATGTGTGTTGCTGGAACAACTGCGTTAGCACCGCCCAAGTCTGTGGTAAATCCGTTTGGATACCAAACTGCTGAATACTCGTCATAGCTAACAATACCTGTATCACCGTTGTCTAGTGCTCCGTTAGCATTAGTGCCCCAAGCTGTTAGGCTTGTTGCATCCGATGGTAATCGTAATGGTGTATCACCTAGAACAAACGCTGTCATGCCGCGATCTAAGTTCAAGTTGATCAAGTTGCTGTATGCTTCTGGATATCCAGGGCAAGCAATTAGGTTAAAGTTTCTACGCTCTTCGTCACGGATTTCTGAACTTGTATCGATAACGCTCTTTAGTTTTTGTACAACTAGAGCACGTTGAGCTTTACGACCAAATGATCCTGAACCGTCTTCGTTATTTGGAGAAGCTGTAATCCAACGATCAGTTGCATAAGCACTTTGTCCGTCACCAATTACTGGACTATTGCCGGCATCGTTATAAAATGCTTCGTAGCGGACGTTCTTAGCTGCTGTATCGATGTAGCTGTTAGCATAACGTTTAACGTTGCCACCACTTCTACGTAGGTTCCATAACAACATACCTTTTGGATATAGTGCTGGATCTGGACAGTCAAAGTCTACATAGTTACTGCTTAACAAGTCTTTAATCGTTGCTGCTGTATTACCGGTTGCACCACTTGCACCATAACGTGCATCGGCAAATAGAACACCGTCTTCTGTAGTTTGATCTGTTTTGTCAACTAAAACCCATTCTAAATTTAATCCATCATAGCGATAGATAGTTGGAAAGTTTTCTAAATCTGCTGTACTAATCCAAAGATCGCCGTTGGCTAAATTACTGCCGCCACTTTGTTTTGTTGGCTCGCTGGCTGCAACAATAGGACCATTAACATCAGTTCCTGTATAAGGACTTGATGCATCTTTGTATCCAACCCAAATTTCGCCGTTGTGGACCATCATGTCAACTTGATCAAACGCTGGGTTATACCACAATTGACCATCTTGTGGTTCTGCCAACGGAGTGGATGCTGTAGCATTATAATCGTCGGCAGCTAACGGAATCCAGTTAGTTGCTACAAAAGTTTCTGTTGCTCCAGTACCTACTGCATATAAATTTTGTGTACCGTCACCTGTGTCGATATCATATGCTGCAAATACACTAGTAATTGGATTAAAGGTACCGTCTGTGAAGCGCATATCACCACCTTGTTTGTGATAAATTTGTACTTCGTTATCGGCAGTAACCGCAGCTTCAACATTTGTTAGTCCGGCTGCATTAATTTCAGTTGCTAGTGTTTCAGCATCAGTAGAATTTCCAAGAGCTGAGAAAGAAACAGTGACAGGAGCATATGCAGGAGTAGGCAATGCGCCATTTGATGTTCCTAATGTTACTCTACCTTTTAATGATTCTGCAATCGTAAACGTGTTTTGACCAACGCTAAATGTTCCGGAACCAATGACATCGGAAGTAATTACAGTATTTCCTGTAGTTGCTCTCTTCCATAGTCTAAAGGATGTAGTTTCTGGAGTAGCATCGATAGAAGAATTTTCAGTGCTATTACTTTGAACAAACAGGCTGTTTGCAGCGATTCCAACGCCTCCACCACTACGATCTAAGTAGTAAAGGGCTGCATGTGTGCTAGAATAGATAGGAGCTGAATATTCAACCCATGTCTTAGTTGCTGCATTCCAACGCTTGACAATCCAACGAGCACCATAGTTAGGCTCAGTTGTTTTGATCCATACAGAACCTGTAGGGCGTGGCTTAGTGTTTGTTGATTTCCACTCCGGAACACTTGTGTGTGGAGTTTGTTGCAATGCTGGACTGAAATAAGTACCAATTGCTAGACCTAACTCAGTTAGTGCTGTTGCAGAATTTGTACCACCACCTGCAATAATAATAGCATCTGAATTTGTTGAATCATCAGATGCTGATAAATTACCGCTATCAGAATGCAAATATAATCTGTTATTGCTTACGACTGCTTGAACACCGTCTACTGCTAATGTAATATTGTTAGCTAATGTTGTAAGATTTGAAACAACAGTTATCAGTGTGCCGTTAATATAAAAAGTATTAGAAGGTGTTAATGTGCCAACAGTAGTTGCTCCGCTGACTGTAGGATGGCTTTGTGCCCAGTCGTTGCTACCAACTTCTACCCAGGTGTCGCCGCCTAACAATGTAGTGTTTCTCTTGTAATAAATTACAACTGGCTCTTTAAACAAGCTAAATCCAGCTTCGCCGGTATTGCCGATAGTTTGTGCAACCACCGCATAATCACCAATGGAGCCTACTGAATCTTTTGGTTTCCGTGTGCCTGAATCAATTTTTACTGTATCGTCATCAGTTAATACCAATGGAGTTTTTACTGCAAACTTCTGGCCGCCTGTTGTGGTAGCTGCTGCGCCATTCCACTCTTGGATACCCCAGGATGTTGCTCTTGTATCAAACCACCATGCGCCATCTGCTGGCTCTGCTCCCGGGGCGGTTGTTTGACCTTCAAGTTCGTCTAGATTGACATCAGCACGAACAATGAATGCTGCGTTAGATACACCCAAGAAGCTATATGCTGCTAGTAAACCATATTCGTTTCTTTCGCCACCATGTATAGGGCTCGAAGACGCTGTCTTCTCAAAGAAAGGAACACCGTAAGTGTCAACAAGTTCTCGTTGACTAGTGATCTTAAATGCTTTGCCGGTGTTAGCCGGTGTTGTTCCTGCGGCAGTACCTGTACCTGCTGCATTAGATTTGTTTTCTGCGGTTGCAATTACAATAAGAGGAGTCGTACCAGGTTCTGCTGGTGTGTAAAAACTCTCATCAATTACTGTAACTTGTACGCCGGGTGATATTAGTGCCATTCCCTATTCTCCTGGTAATAGTTGCTCATATTATTTAGCGGTATCCGCTAAAATTGGTACGTTATACCTAGAAGAAAAGGGGTTGAAAAGGTGTAAATAGATATATGAGACCACTTTGTAGGTGCGGACAACGACCCCGTGCTGTTAATTATAAAAAGAATGACAAGATTTACTATCGTAGTCTATGTGAAATCTGCATGTCGCACGGAGTTAATCATGGAATACCCCGCTGGGCTAGAGCAGGGTATAGGATAAAATCACAATGTGATAAATGCGGTTTTAAATCAATGCATTCTGAAGTTTTTAGAGTATTTCACGTTGACGGTGATCTCAACAATTGTAGGCACAGCAATCTAAAAACTGTCTGTGTCAACTGTGCTACTGTGTTAGGCAAGGACGGAATAATGTGGCGGCAAGGGGATCTCGTCGCCGATTACTAGGCCTTTTGATCGATCATATAATTCATCAATAGATCCGTTGTTATCTATAATTCCATCAAATTTACAACCAATCCATGCCCACTCGCTGGCATGGATCTTTTTCATTTTCATAGAATTTAATCCAACGTTGTTGCCTTGATTTGCGCTAAGGGCGTCTTCATACCATGCGGGTAGATCACCTCGCTGCACCCAATAAATTTTTCCACCTGCTTTTTTAATAGCTTCAATTTCGTTAGGAAAACGACAATCACTAATTACCACATGATCTTTACTATTGCGTATTTTGTTTTCTAAACTGGCAATCCAGATATCATCATGAAATGCTTTACGGCAAACTTCTGTACCCCAATATTGTAATACCCATCTAGGAGTTAATGTAGGCATGTCTAATCGTTCAGCCCACCAAGTATCAACTTGCTCTCGCCATTCGCGAGCTTCTTTAGTGCGCCCTTCTAACATGGTTCTGTCCCAGCCGAATACATGGGCAACAGCATCTTTTAGTGTTGATGCAAAACTTTCTCTTCTAAATTCGTGGAAGTTAACTAGATAGTCAGCGACTGTGTCCTTGCCGCTGCCAATAAATCCGCATATTCCTATAATCATAAATGTCTCCTATTAGATACATTATACTATAGAAAGTTTATAAGGTCAAATAAATTTAACCAATTATGAATGTGTATCCGCTGCCACCTGATACTAGCGTTTCTAGTTCTTTAGTCAATCTTTCCAAATCAGCAGTTGCTTCTGATTTCATAGCAGCGCCGTTGAGACTGCTGCCGCCTCCGGGTCCTGCAATTTGAGCAAATTTTTCACGTGCCTGTCCAAGCATCATTTTACAGTTGGCCAATGTATAGTCTTTGATCCATTGCCCTGCATAGGTATCTTCAATGATGGCAAAGTCGGGCTTAGTATTATAAACCTGTATCATGATTTCTTCAAATCCACGGGGACGCTGTAAGATTGTTAGTTTTCGACTCTGTGGATGCCAATTAAAACCAATAAATGATCCAAACATTTTGCCTACTAGTTCCTGATACTGACTAAACAATTCATAGGTTAGTAGGCCGCCCATGTTTGTTGATGATAACAAATAGGTATTTGTATAGGCCAAGTTGAATGGTTCAAATACAGTGCCACCAGTACCATTGCCGGTTCTTGAGCCCACTGATCGTCTAAAAATCTGTCGTACCTGCTGAACTTCTTTTGGTAGAATATAGTCGTTTTGATTTTCTTGAAGTGTCAAAAACATATAGCTTTCTTCTACAGCATTATCTGAACGTTGGCGGAAAACGCCTAGACTGCGGGTTAGGGCAGTTTCGTAGTGTATAGGATCTAGTTCTACATCAATCATGCCGTCGCCCAGCATGGTTTTACAGTAATCGTACACGCTTTGTTTGGATTGATCAATTTGGCTCATACTGTTATTTATCGTAGCGGTAAATATACTACTATGCCAAGACTCTCTCTTTACCGTCCCGAAAAGGGCAATGACTACAAATTTATAGATAAAACCGCCTGGGAAATGTTCCAGGTTGGCGGTACGGATGTACTTGTTCATAAGTATATAGGGCCCGGTACAAGTTCTGAAAACACACCATCTACTCCTAATTATACAGGAGATAGTGTAAGCAATATTCAAGACCTACTATTTTTAGAAAATAGAGACAGAAAATACGATCCCGACATTTATCAGTTGCGTGGAGTTTATAGTCTACAAGATATAGATTTTAATCTAAGCCAGTTTGGCTTGTTCCTACAAAACGACACTATTTTTATCACCTTTCACATCAATGACACTGTGGAAAAATTAGGCCGTAAAATTATTGCAGGAGATGTCATTGAACTTCCTCACTTAAAAGACGAGTATGCACTTAACGATTTACAGTTTGCGTTAAAAAGATTTTTCGTCATAGAAGAAGTTAGCCGAGCTGCTGAAGGATTTTCAGTAACTTGGTATCCACATCTTTATCGTGCAAAATGCAAACCTTTAGTTGACAGTCAAGAATTTAAAGACATTCTAGATGGTGTTGCCGGAGAAGGCAGCGATAAAACATTGCGTGATATCATGTCAACATATGAAAAAGAAATGCAGATTACACAGGCAGTTCTTGATCAAGCAGAAAGTGATGCTCCTAAAAGTGGATACGATACTACACGTCATTACATGATACAAAAAGATGATAATGGCAGGGTAGAACTTGTAGATGCATCGGGTACAATAAATCTTGCCAGTCATCAAACTCAAGCAACAGATGCCAACGGTAATTTGTTGTTTGACGACGATAACAATCCAATATATGTGGGAGCAACTGCTAGTACCATATATCAGAGTCCAGAATACAACGGTCCTATGACAGGTGACGGCGACGGTATTCCACCAAACGGTGCGCCATTTACCGCAGGAATTACATTTCCTATTACTCCGTCTATCGGGCAGTTCTGTTTAAGAACAGATTATCTACCTAAGAGATTGTTTAGATACAACGGCACTAGATGGATAAAAGTAGAGGATGTAAATCGAATGACTATGAGTAATATGGGACACGAGGATGTTATTAATGGTGGGTCACCCGACAACGTATTCTTAGACAAAGAAGTAAGATTAACACAAAAGACTAGTTTTATTAATAACAATGCTGAGGCCAATGTTAACGGGCACACAATTAAAGAGAAGCAAAGCCTTAGTAAGGCGCTTAGACCAAAGGCGGACGAGTAATGGATTATTTTTATGATGGGCAGATAAGACGATATGTCACACAATTCATGCGTGTGTTCATAGGTTTCAAATATAAAACTGGCGACGGAACTATACGCCATGTGCCAGTGATGTATGGCGACATGACTAGACAAGTGGCTGCTATTATCAAAGAAAATTCAGAAAATAAAATGTCCACTGTGCCTAAAATTGCTTGCTATATTAGTGGATTAGAAATGGATACTAGTAGACTAGCTGATGCTAGTTTTGTCAGCAAGTTAAATATCAGTGAACGTGCTTGGACTGAAGAAAACGGAGAAGTTGGTTATAAAAACTACCAAGGTGCAGGCTATACCGTTGAAAGACTAATGCCCACTCCGTTTAAATTATCTATGAAAGCAGATATATGGACTTCAAACACTGATCAGAAACTTCAACTAATGGAACAGATACTGGTGTTGTTTAATCCCAGTTTAGAAATTCAAACTACGGACAACTACATTGACTGGACCAGTCTCAGTGTTATAGATCTTTCAACTCTTAATTTCAGTTCAAGAACAATACCACAAGGCAACGAAAGCGAAATAGATATTTGTTCAATAGAATTTAAAATGCCTATCTATATTAGTCCACCTGCCAAAGTTAAGAAACTTGGAGTTATTAGAAACATTGTTGCCAACGTGTTTGGCGAAACAGGCGACATATTATCACTAGATGATTTAATCTATGCCGGCACAGGCAACACAATTCATACTAGAAATGTCAACGGGCGTTTTAGAGTTCTATTATTAAAGAGCAATAATGATCAAGACAATGATTTTGATGTTTCTATTGTTTCTCCTAATGAAGTTATAATAGCTAACAAATTAGAACCTCCTACAAAGACTGGAGAACTAGTTGATTGGAATACCGTTATAAACATGTACGGTGGATATATTTCTGGGATCAGTAAAATATTCTTTTTGCAAGCTGACGGTAATGAGTTAGGTGGTACATTTGTAGTAAACGAACTAGATCCTACTCGATTGCTCGTTAGCCTAGAAGATCGACCATCTAATACTGTATTATACAGCTCAGTATATCCTAGTGGAAGAACCACCGTTGATGCTATTGTTGATCCCTACAAGTTCAATCCTAAAAGACCCAATAAAGAATCGTCTGATCAAGCTATCGTAGCAGGTGTAAGATATTTGGTGCTCGACGATGTTAATCCTAGTACATCAGTTGGTACCGTTGTTAAAAATCCACCGTTTAATCCACAGTTTACATATGATGGTCCAGATGCATGGAAAAATTTAAACGGTAGCGATCCAGTTATTGCAGCTAACAGTATTATAGAGTGGAGTGGTACTGAATGGGTCAATCTAATGCTTACATGGGTTGTTTCAAATCCCTTGCCTTCTCAATATTCATTAATTGCATATAGTCTAAACCAAATTGTGATATACGACGGTGTTGCCTATCGTGCCACAGCCAATATAACTCAAGAAGAAAATACAGCTATTCCTTCGGATAACGATAAATTTTTAGAAATCAGCATTCTTTTCCAAAATTTAAAAACTGGTATCCAATATCGTTGGGGAGCCGACGGACAATGGATGAAGAGTTTTGAAGGCGAATATGCGTCAGGATACTGGAGACTTGATCTGGATCCGCAATAAGTAATAGATGCAACAACGTGCTGGGTTATTATTTCTCGCTAAAAATACAAATAGACTGCTGTTGATCTTAGAGGATCAAAAGTGGACTGTGCCCACATTTCCTAGACAGGCTTCATTGTTAGAGGACGCTCAAGAATTATTAGATGCATATTCTATAGGAAGAATATTACCTATAGAATTATATCTTAGTGAGGATCGAGGGTTTGAATACGGTACATATGTTTGTCTAACTGATAGTGAGTTTTTAACTTCTGCCAGTCAAACTATTTGTTGGGCAAGTTTTGAATGCCTGCCAAAAAACTTGCATGGTGGACTGAAAACCACCTTAAATAATCCGCTGATAAGAGCAAAAATTGATACTATAATGGTGCTAGAAAATGATTCCAAAAATACAAAATAGTCAACGTTTTACAGACGACTATAAAAATTATCAAGAACGGATTATTAAAATATCCGACCCGATTGCACAAAAAGAATTAATTAATCTATTGGTGCAGTTAAAAGAACAAGTTTCTTACATTGATCGTAGTCACGAAAGTATGTTTATTACTGGAAGAATAAACAGTGAAGTTTCTGATCTACGATCAAATTTGATGACAATCAAAAAATCTTTAGATCAGAAACTTACTCACTGGGAACGCATCAAGCAAAATTAAGCCTGCGCTTCACCCCATCGTAGAATAATGCTGGTGCTAACCGCTGTGCCAGATACTTTATACACATTAATCGCCAATACGTCAGGACCATTAGGGAATGTACCGCGACCGCCAATTGCAGTTGTTGTAAGTTCTTTTAACTCTGCCAAACTTAGCTCGCCTGTATTTCCTGGATTTGAAATAAAGGAAAATACCTGTTCTCCCGGTAGAGCAAAAGCCACGTCACCAAACTGGAAAGTTATATTTGCTGCTGCTGCAACTGTGGTATTGGCATTCTGAGTAAATGTCACTCGACGAACAGTGGTAAATCCTAGTGTTCTAGTTGTGACCGCTGACACTGAAGTCCCTGCAGGAAATTGCGTAGTTGTAGTATCTACCCTAGTTCCAATTGAAGCTCCTGAACTGTTCCATGAAGCATTGGTAAAGAATAGATAGTTAGTACTTGGATACGATGACGCAGTTTGAGGAATTTGAGTTGTTACAGAAATTCCAGTATTATTAGGACTGTTTGCACTGGCGTTTGCATTCATAGTAATAATAGTATATGGTACGGTACTAATAGTAAGAGCAGTCCTTTGGGCGTTAGTCACTGTTCTATTTCCTACAAGATAGGTACCATTGATTAAAATATCTCCAATTTGCAATCCACTTGCATCGTATTGAGCATTGGTGATAATAAATGTATTTCTATCAATTCTAAACGAGTTGGAATAGGTTCCACCTGGTCCAGGGTTTAATGCTGGTGTGCTAACTGAGCTTTGAACAAGTCCAGCAACCTGAGCTGTTGCAGTTGTTAGAGGAACACCACCCCAGTTAATTGAACCGCCTAGTGCAATTTGTGCAAAGCTAGGCTGTCCGCCTGCTCCAGAACTTGATAAACCAGTCCAAATAATATTACTTGGGTTAGCAGGATAGTTTCTAGGATTCAATACCCCTTCAATAACCAAGTTGCCGGTTCCCGTGTCAGCAGCAATAGCAATACTCTTTAATAGCAACTGGGCTCTGTTTAGTAGATCTCTTTCGCCCAAATCGCCAACAAGTGCATTAGACACGCTAGGTGCCAAACGAATCATGAACGCTGTTTGTTTAGTGGTAGTAACACTAACCGCTGCTGCTGCATAACTGAAAATGTATCCTCGATCTTCATCGAACAATCCGTCAGTTAATAATGCTGAACCCCAGTGACTAATTGTAGGTGTCAGTGTACAACTAATTAAATTAACGCCAACTCCGGCAGAGTGAGATGCTGCAACGCTACCAGTAAACGAACGATTCAATCCTGCAACAAAATTACTTAAAGTTGTTGCTCTTGTACAACCAGTCAGCGTATCTCCAGATCTGTTCGAGTATGAAATAATTTCATTGTCGATATATACAGTGCCCGCATTTGGGAATCTAGATGCATCTATTAATGTAATTGATGTAGCAGAAGAATTAATTGTTGTTTTTAATTTACTTCTTGCAGAAGCATTTTCAACTTCATAACGAACTGGTAAGTTAGCAGTTCTCATATATGCTTCTGTATTGACGTTTGAGTTACGAATTCTATGCAAGAAAATAAACTTACCGTCAGATCCCCTAATCATAAATTCAATAAATCCCGCAGCATACCAAGAATATTGAATACCGATCATCTGCATTCTAGATACATCAAATACATATCCCGAAGGACCAGTACCGTCAGCTTTGTCCATATTCCATTCGTGTTGAGGAATTAACAACTCAGTAACTAGACACAACTTAGCTCCGCTGATAGCATTCACACCTCGCCAGTCAGGAGTCACTGTCATTTGAGTATTACTAGTTATTCCGGTAACTGTGTGAGTCATACCTCTCAATACAATTTTATCTCCAGCTTTTAATTGTTCAGCAAATCTTGTGCCGCTTCCGCTGATAAGATTGCTTTCAATGTTTGCTGATACTGTACCAGTTAACTGTTGAGTACTGCTACGTCTAACAAGAGCCATTTCTTGTCCATCGTATTGATAGAAAATTCCATTCTGTTCGTCAAACGCCCCTACTCTAACTGTAGATCCATGCCATGTTTTTGCCAGCATCCTGGTGTCAGATCCTAATTCAGCTGTTGTTGTAGATAATGGCACAATTGATCTTACAGTAAATGTTCTAGAACTGAGTACAGATTCAACAATATAGGTTCCGTTGTATTCAAACGATACCATTCCAACAATTTCAATAGTTGCTCCAGGTTGTGCTCCGTGATCAGTATCGTCAGTAGTAACGGTTATAATACTGTTTGCTGCCAAGCCAGTTGCCGTTGCCGATGCAATATTATAACTAGGTGCAAATAGTGCTCCAGTAGTATACATCATGCCTTTACCAGATTGGTATCGAATGTATTTTTTACTCTGTCGAATTGCCTGCGAACCATATTGCGGACCACCTGTACCTAATTGTACACCACCGTCAAACGGTCTATGTGTAAAGAATGTATCAGGTCTAGCATAAAGTGCTCCTGTAATTGCAGCAGTGGAATTTATAGCACCCGTACTTCTTGCAGGATATCTAAGTCTAGTATCAGACGGAACTTCTGTAATAACAAAAGGACCAGCAGCTAACTGATGATTGGCCGAGGTTAATGTAATTGCCTGTGCTGCTGACGAACCGGTAGCTACCGCAACAAATTTACTAGAAGCCCCTGAATATGTACTAAATCCAATACCTTCATAGGCGATAGCGGCAGCACTAGATCTTTCAGTAAATCCGCCAGTTTCACCAGTAAACGATGTTAAAACAAGCCCGCCACTGTCTGCCACAATAACAAAATTATCGTCACCAAAAATTAAATCATTCCAAGTACCCGATACCGGTAATGTAATTGAAGTCCAAGATGTTCCGTTAGTTGATAATGCTGCTACCGCAGTATTTTTTGCCACCGTTAAAAATCTAGAGTTTCCAAATGTAACAGCGTTCCACGTTGTGCTACTAGGCAGTGTTGATGCAGTCCAGTTTGCTCCGTTATCTACAGAATATGCTGCGGCTGTTCCCCCTGTGGCTACGGCTACAAAAAATGCTGAGGTGCCTACAGTTCCGCCAGATACGTCTTGCCAATTGGATGAACTTGGCAATGTTGCTGCGGTCCAATTAATACCGTCTGTAGAGTATGCTGCGGCAGTTGAACCACTTCTTACTGCAACGAAAGCCGAGTTGAAATAGGCAACACTGGTCCAAGAACCTGAACTAGGTAATACACCCCCCACTGTCCAAGTTGCGCCATTGTCTGTGGAATAATTAGCAACAGTACCACCGCTGGCAATAGCCACCCAGAATGTTGTAATACCTCCAATTGGTCCTACAGCAATACTAGTCCAAGTTGTAGAGGCGGTTAAATTTCCGCCTACTGTCCAAGTTGTTCCGTTGGTTGAAACTGCTGTACCGTTACTGCCAGATTTAATAGCAACAAATCTTCCATTATAACCTGCTACGTCAGTCCATGTGCCGGAATTAGGCAAATTAGTTGCAACAGCAGTTACTTCCGGAGCAGGTGTTGATGTAATATTAGATAGTATAGTTGCACCTGGAACTAACCCGTGCTTGGATGTAAAATCTACTTGAACAGTGCCAATAGCACCAACATCTAAGCTGGTGCCTGTTGGCAACTCACCGGTTAACGATTCGCTTAGTGTCAGCGAAGGATATATCAAAAAGCTATCGCCGGTAAACGGTGTTCCGTTAGCTGAAGCAGAAATGATTGAACCTGCAGATGAATTTGCTACAGTTAATAATAGATCGTTTAACGGAGATGCTCCCCCAATATCTGTTCCTAATATTAAAATTTGATTTCCATTTCTATAATTTGCGCCGCCGTCTGTCACTATGCTTGAATATGCTCCAGAAATTCGTTCTATTGTAAACTCGGCTCCTGCGCCAGAATTTGTAAGATTATTAGAAGGCGGAGTTGTATAAACAGCATCACCGGATACACCAACAGGAGTTCCAACTAATTCCCAATCAACAATTGCACCACCAGTAACTCCGTTGACTTGAATAACGATATCGTTTTCTGGACTAGTTCCGCCAAAGCTAGTACCGGCCCAAGTAACAGTGTCTGCTGGAACAAAATCCGCCCCACCATTCGCCAGTGACACAGTATATTCTCCTGTGCCGCCTGTTCTTATAACTGTAATAGTTGCGCCTGCACCCAATGTGCTTGTTGTAGATGATTGACTAACTGCTGTATATGTTTCACCTCCAGATACAGCTAGTCCGCTATAGGTAAATCCAACAATTGCACCACCGCTATCAATAGAAGAAACAGTAATAGTTATATCGTTAGTTCCTATTGATCCACCAACTTGATTACCGTCAATTCTTATTTGATCTCCAATTGCATAATTAATACCGTTTGATGTGCTATCCTGAGCATCAGTTACGGTATATTCTCCAGCGGTTCTAGAAACATTAAATGTTGCCAATGATCCAATAGCTGCTACGATTGTGCCAGTAACACCAGTATCAATTCCATCGGCCCCTAACAATGTAAGACCACAAGCTGCTGAAAGATTTGCCTCACCACTTAAAATAGAATTAATATAGACAGCATCACCTGACCCATTGTCGAACGCCATTCCGCCTTGTACTCCAGTATAGCTAGTTAATGATATTGAAGTATCAGTTGGGTTAATGTCATTTTTTGCATACACTGTTGCTACCGCATTTCCGTTGATAGCCGATACAGATGTTCCTGCTGGAATAAATGTACTACCAGTAATTGGTGATCCAGGTGTAGGAGCAGAGCCGCTGTACGCAATTCTTAATGAAGAGCTTGGTGAATCAAATACCGAAACGATTGTGCTTGTTGTTCCGTTACTAGCAACGCTGAATACAGGAGCACCAATACTTGCGCCGGTGTAGAATCCTGCCTGTCTAATTTGAGCAAAAGAAGTGAATAAACTTTCACCAACTGCTGATCCCACTTTTGCAGAAGCATAGTAAGTAAAAGCTACCGCACTAGGAATGCTGTGAACTAAAAAAGTACCTTCTGCTCTCGAAAATCCGTTAATGTTATTAGACAATCCCTTAACAGTGATAGGAGTTCCAACACTATAACCGTGACTACCATTTGTCGAAACTGTTATTAAAGAAGCTCCAAAAAATCCAGTAGTTGCTGACGCATCTGTAGTTATGGCATTAATGGTTAAGTCAGTTGCAGGAATTTCGTAAAAACTAGGATAACTTCTCAATAATCCAAGAGCCTGCCATTTAGTTGGTTGCAGTCCGTATTCAAAGTCAGCGTCAAGCATGGCCTGCGGAGCGGCAACACGCATACGCTCAATAGCATCTGTACCAAAGTCCCAAGGACGAATTGTTTGATATGGCTCTTCTACAAATATTTGTAAATCCGTTGATGCCGAAAGTGTCGAAGTATCTTCTGATAGATTAATTGTGGTAATTGTATCAGTAGTTTGCCACCACGACGGAAAATCTAAATCACTTAATAGTTCACCGTCACCACTGCTCCTACCATTTTTATATTCAAAATTAACTGTGTTTGAAGGATCAGCAAAATTATATAATATTTGCCCAGTATTAGTATTTGTTATTAATAGGACATCACTAGGCAAATAACTGCCTAGAATTCTAATAGAACTTACTCCAGGAACCTTTGTAGCCATTGCTGTTGGTCCGTTCTGAATAACGTTACCTAAGATTTGAAATTCACTAGTAATTCTTGCAGCGGCTCCCTGCTCTCCCGACGATTGGTTTGTGACTTGCTCAACAACAGTCTGTCCGTAAGTTGGAGTTACTGGATTATTTGTAAAGATATAATTGTTGATAATATCTCTTATATATTGTTGACCTGTAATTTCCGGTGATACATCACCTCGAATCATAGGTTCGCCTTTAATATGAAAATAGTCAGCTACCTGTCTAATTTTTACATTGCCGCCATATTTTAAATCGTGCAAGATAGCATCGATAAAATATCCTACATCTCTAGTACACTTTGCGGGTGCATATGTATAACCAACATACGGCGAAATACTATTTGTTATGTTATAATTTATAAAAGCTACAACTTGCGCCTGGATGAAGGCTTTGTTTGCCGACAACAGAGCATAAGCATTAGGAAAAGCATTAGAATCTTTGCTTAATCCTGGTTCAAATACGTAATTGAGTAATTTCTTTTTTGCCATTTAATCTTTTCCTTATGCTCCGAATGCTATTGAAAACGCTGTTACTCTTGCATCAACATAGTCTTTTCTAGTCAAGTGACTGGCTAATGTTGGTGCATTGTTTGCTGCTGCATCTAAAAATGTAGCGTCTGCTGGAGTATTTTGTCCAATTGCTATGTTATCCATGCCACCAATTTCCGAACTGTTAATAACAACAGCGCCGTTATCTATACTGATAAAATTAGTAGATGCTATTCCAATATAAACGTCACCATCTACTTCTAATCTTTCTAATACACCGAGATTTCTTAAGTGACTGTTTGTAATATCTTTTGATAAAGACAGTGTCGAATCGTCATTTTCTATAATATCAAATGCTGCGCCACTGCCGCCTATTTGAATGTTAGCTGCAAATAAAGTCCCGTTTATTGTAGCGTCGTTGTCTATAACTATATTGTTATCTAGATTAACATTACCTAGATCGTCTACAGCAAATCCAGGACTTGCAAATCCGTAGTTTGATTTTAGTGGGGAGTATTCAACTGTCATTTTATTCTCTTATAGGTCATTTATAGCATGATAGTAGCTAACGCTGAATATCAATCTTTTCGATTCTGGACCAATTGGGGATGCAATTAACGTGACTTTTGAATCATTGACCGTTGCAGACAATGTAATCATATCATCCTGTAATGAAGTTCTGCCGTATATTGTAATACTAGCCGAAGACGGCCCAGCAACTACTAAACATTTGATAATTTCTTTATCAACAGATCCACCATCTACGCACATGGTGTATTCCGCAGACATAAAATCGCCCACGTAGAATTCGTCAATAACTGTGTTAGGGAAAATTTCAACCCAGGGGCCTTTATAACTGAGATTAACTCCGTTGTTAAATCTCAGGGTGCCCTTGAGTCCGCGTAAAAAATATCTAGTAAAGTCCATATCGATCCAATGGTGTATTGAGTATTTAGCATAAACAATATCAGCATTGAATTAACGGGTTCTAATTAGTTGGCAATTTTTAGCAGTTTTTTGTATTCTGGCAGGTACAGGTATTCTATCTTGCTTTTTTGCAGCGTTTCTACGGCATCAAACAAGGTTTCTACTAGCGGATCTCCGCCTAGATTAAAACTAGTGTTGAAAATTATTGGGCAACCTGTAGTATCATAGAACTCTTTAATGAGGTTATAATAATGTTGATTCTGCTCAGCAGTCACTGTTTGAATACGGCAGGTTCCATCAATGTGTATAATACTAGGAATCTTTTCTTCTATACCCGGTTGGCAATTTACTGCATACATCATGTGTGGAGTATCTTTCATTCCACGTAAATCGAACCATTCATGTACGTGCTCCTGCATAATTGATCCTGCAAACGGGCGGAAATATTCTCTATTCTTAACACTGTTTACATAATCTTTTCCGTCACTAAATCTTGGATCAAATAGAATACTTCGATTACCTAGTGCTCTAGGGCCGTTCTCGCTACGCCCTTGAAAAAATGCCACGATATTTTTGTTAATCAAAAGATCTACAATGTCTTGATCAGTAGCATCTGTAATTTCAGCGCCATGGGATTGTGTAAATGCAGCAATATCTGCATCAGAATAATCATACTTGAATCCTAGATATAGCCCGTCTTTTGAATAATCTATATTAGATTGTGGTTCTATACTCTTATAAAACATTAAGGCTGCGCCTATTGCAGTTCCGGCGTCATTACTAATAGGTTCTACGTAAATTTCAATTCCTTCGGCTCTTAGATGTTGTAGATAGTAGTAATTTGCTACACAGTTTAGTCCGTAACCTCCGCTAATTACCACTTTCTTTTGTCCAGTCATTTCTACAGCTTTTCGAATTAATCTCAAAACTTGTTCTTGAGTTTGAGTTTGACAAGCATATGCTAGATCTCTGCGATTGTCTAGATATGTAACATCGCTATTATCACCCCAGGACATCTGTGTAGCATCGCTACCTAGATAAGAAAATAACTCAGCATTTACTACAGCACCGTTTGGATACGTTGGAACAATAAGATTCCTATTGGCCACTGGAGATATACTTGTGTCATCAAACAATTTAGGAATATTTGAATTTTCTTTTCCATATGGGAACAATCCCATAGTTTTTCCTGCTTCAATACTTGACCATCCACAATATTGTGTTACAGCTTCGTAGACTTTGGTAATACCTGCACGATCTGTAATCAATGCTTCGTGCGTCTGCCCTGGTTCGTCGTACATGGTACCATCAAAACTTTTAACTAATGCACCAGGATTTGGCCCTCTAAGTCCAATGTGTTTGTACACCGTTTTAAAACTTGCAGGATATTTACAGTCATAGATACTTTCAGTTTCCCATCCAATGATTTGTTCACCACTAATATTAAGTGGAATAAATGTGCCGGCGCCGTCTACAATTAGTGCTGTTGCTTGATCAAACCCTGACCTGTAAAATGCACAAGCAGCGTGTAGTTTATGATGCACGTGACTAAGATCAATTACCTGCGGATGTTTGTAAGGATTTTCTTTTCTACTAATTAATCCTAGTTTTCTTGCAAGTCCGGTATAAATGTCGTCACCGCTAAAGTCAACTCTACCTGCGGTTTCTTGTAGACTTTGTGTATGTGCTATTACAAGATAATCAATCTTGTCAGTGTAGTCTAGTATTTTAAGCATTGCAGCGTACGGGCCGCCGTCATACTTATTTCTACTTAATCTCTCTTCCTCAATCGAAAATACGATTTCGCCATTTTTTAAGAGACACACACTGCTGTTATGTCCTCGAGCTAATGCTGCAATCCAGATATCTTTTTTCATTGTATTCCTTTAAAATCCGTTAGGCCAAGTTGGCCACACCATATGACTCACTGAACTGGGCCAATCTATTCGTTTAGCCAGGGTAAGTTCGAATGTAATTTTGTCAAATTTCATTTTTTTCTGCAAACTATGTATACTGTCTGCAAGTTCTTTAACAGCATTAATTGAAGTTTCTGTTAATTCTAATTTGTCTTTTAATTCTTGTTCTATCCATATAATGTTTTGATGTGGAGAAGGGTGGATGTCAAAAAACTTTTCACCAGGAGCATTAGTATCATCAAATTCAAAAGTTAAATCTAAATGTTGTTTTGCTATAGTTTCTAATGGAGTAAGCCAGTGATCTGCATGATCATTCCATATTTTTTCTTCATAGAACTTTAAATTAGCAATTTTGTCCCAGGCAAGACCAGTTTTTGATCTATTAGGATTATCATAGATATGTTTTTCTCCTGATCCAGGAGCATCTCTAAAATCATCCCCCATATCACGTATATCTCCTATACTAGTCATGTACCATTTGCAACCGGTTGAATTTAAAAAACCCTGAGTTAAACTTATATTGTTTAAGGTATGCATGAGATATGCTGGTTCATAGAAAAATGTATCAACCCATTTTTGATCATATAGAGATTGATTTAGGTAATTAAAAATGCTACCAGCAGTTTTCCAATTAGAACGTCTTTCAGGTAGACTGTGTTCGTGATACCAATCATTACGTAGGTGACTGCTCCACTGCACTATAATTAAGTCATCTTCAGTAAATGTGTGTCTGTGATGCGCCTCTACTATTCTCTCAGCAATCGCTCTGTTTCCTAATCCTGCAAGACCCCAATTGTAAAATTCATCGTAATCAATAGACAACAAAT